GCTGGTGCAACAAATATTCTGCTAAGATTGACATTTCCGGTCTTTGGCTTCACATATGGAATGAAATATGAATGCACACCTTGGCATGGGACAATGTTAGATGTAAGTGGCTTTAGCTTATCACAAGCTTTGGATATTTGTCTTCTATCAAAGTCAGTGACTCCCTCTTCTTTCGCTGAATTCATGAAGATGTAGATGTTGTTGAAGTCGCATGCATTCGCATACTCATAGTTCTTCAGCCTGATGTTCAAGTCTAAAGCATCGAATGAGTCAAGCCACTTGTAGAACAACGCACAGTATTCATTGTTGTTACATACATACACGTCTTTCAATGAACTTCTGAATGTGTTTAGAAGATAAGTCCTAAAGTCATTTGAAGTTATAAGCCTGTTTCCTGTCCTAAATGAGAATGGAGCATTCTCTTTAATGTCAGTGACATCTTCATAGTCAGACGGCTCTGTAGATGCATATGAATTTGACAGAAGAAGCATATTCGTCTCAAAGACCGGAATGTATCCATTCGAGAAAAGTGCTGAATATGAACGCAAGAATGAATCAATCCCGCCATAAGCCAAGTTTATCAAGTCATCTTTCGATGAGAAGCCCATTATCTTTATCTCTAAGTTGCTTGAGTTGAAGTCACCATCACTTATAGCACCGCTTGGCCCATTAGACTTAAGATAGATAACATGGACTTTGTTTCCCCTTGCAAGTCTCTTCCCATGAATGCCATCACCGAACTTCACTTGCAGCTCTTTGTTCTCATTGAACCTTAGCTCACAAGCTAAGTCATTGAATGATGCATCTAATATGAGACTTTTCACTACATTGACTTCAGTAAACTCTTGGACTCCCTTCTCTGATATAGTCTCAACATACACATGAGTGCTGTCATTGTCTATGAATGTCTTTACATCTTCATTTGGCCCTACATTAGTCATAGTGAACATCTCAAATGGAATTCCAGCCGCGGTCTCATCGAAAGTGTACTTAGTGAAAGTGCCGTTGTATAGCACAGGCTTCTGCTTTGGAACTGAAAGCACACCATTGATGATGTTGAATGAGAAGTCTTTAGTGAATGAATACCTTATCTCATTCCCCTCAGTGTCATTCTTACTTAAAACGATAGATGCATACTTCGGTATGACGTAAGTCTTCACACCACTCATAGTGCTAGCAGGGTTAGTCAAGCTTATGTTGAACTCTGCATTAGAAGTAGTGTACCCTCTTGGGTTGTATGACAGAAGCTTCACCATCTTATTGAGATTCTCATAGACTTCAGAGTCACTGAACAGAATGTCAGATGCATTAGAGTTCAGTATGTAGGTAAGCACATTGAATGTCCAAGAGAAGATGTCTATGATGATGCTAATGTCAGACCCAGGATATATCTGATCTGTGTAAGCACCAGACTCTAAGAGCTTTCTTCTGCAAAGCTCTCTAATGCTAGCCGCATCATATTTCAAAAAGTCAGTGTTCATATGCTACTTCTGTAAAGATATCTGCAAAGTGTCATCCATCATCAAAGCCGGTATGATGTAGTTTATAGTTATCATGAACTCCTGCTTGTCTTCATTGTAAACAACAGGCATTGAAGTCACCTCAATCCTAGGCTCATACTTTGCTATTATGCTCTTCAAAGTGTTTATCATCTTCTGAGTAGTGTACTTGTCGTATGGAGTGTATATCATTTGATATACTTTTCCTATGCCAAACTCAGGATCTAGGATCTCATCGCCCATCCTGAAATGCAGCAAGTTCATAAGTGATGATCTTACTGCATCTGAATTGACATTAGAGCTGTCTCTGTCACTAACAGACACTTCGCCCGTCTTTTGGTCTTCATAGTATCTTATCTTAGAAGTTCCAATGTCTTTGAACACATACGAAATATTGTTCTTGCCCTTTGGATACAAGATCTTGTCATTGCTAAAGTCAAAAGAGATGCTTCCCATTAGAAGTCCTCCTCTAGCTTCGGATTCTCGTACCTAAGCCTATTTAGAATCTCCATCCTTAGATCTTTACGCTGAGAATTGGACAAGAGCTCTCTCTTCTTCTCATTTGGAGGAGCGAACTCATTGAAGTTCTTAGCTTTTATCCCCATGATAGCCACTTCTCTGTTCTTCAAGTCATTCTTAAGGAACTCTACTTCTTCACGAGTCTTGTAGTTCTCAAAGTTGAAGTTCTTCATTCCCTCTATTAGCTCCATCTCCATAATGTCTTTCAGCATCGACACAATCAAGTCTAAATGAAGAATTATGTACTGTCTCAACCTATTGCTCTTCTTGATGTACAAGTAGTAGTTAAGTATGAACTCTCTAATGCAAGTCTCAAATCCCCAGTCGTTGATTCTTTTCATGCATGCCAAGAACTTGTCATCATTCAGCTCGAAGAACTTCATAAGTATGTTGTCACAGATGATCTGGTTCTCTCTTATCATTATAGAGTTAGAGTCTTTCTTCACCTTCTCTATGTTAGTAGATGAGAGGTCTTTCACAGATCTAGAATCCACAAACTCATCAGGCTTCACTTCGATCTTTTGATCTTTTGTGTCCTGTATGTAGTTGTAGAGAGTCTGTAGAAGCTGGCTTTCATTTTCTTCTTTTCTATCTCTATTCATTTTGCACGAACTTGAAACTTTCTATATAGACAGTATTTATATTTGTCTAGGTCTGACATGAACAATAAATACAACAAAGGTGTGAGCATAGTCTAAGATGCGAGTAACTAGAATCAACCAAAGGCCAAACAGCATCGCTGAAGCATACAAGAAGCAAAAGAGGCCATATAGAAGAATAAAGAAGCTCATAAAAGAGTCTGAAATATCTCGTGTCACTGACAAGACCAATGAGCTCAATGCACCAGGTGTGTTCACATACAGTGATGTGAACAGAAATCTCGGTGGCATTGGCCTTCTTAAGCATCAGATAGACCAAGCATTGACTAACTATGGAGTAGACTTAGTCTATTTCAGGAAGTACAACACTTTCTTCAAAGATGCAGACGAAAATCATGCAAATATGATATATGGTGAAGACACCACTGCTGAATACTATGCAAGTGGACTTATAAGAGCATATGTCTCAGTAGAAAGCATGGCATGGAACTTCAGCCAGATTGGTCTAGATGCAGTTGAGCAGATAAACATATTCCTTACTATAGAGAGATTTGAGCAAGCATTTGCAAACAAGATAGGCCATGTAGAGACAAGGCACTTCGAAGTGCCGATTTCAGGAAACACTATAAACTGCGAGGCTGTTGGAGAGATTGTCACACCGGAGCTTCAAGCTAACGTATATACTAGATTCGATGACAAGCTTCATATCTTCGACACAAGAGTGATTATGGTAGACAAAGAAGTAGACAAGTCTTTCTATGCTCCTAGAAAGTATGACACCGCGGAATACCAAGTGTCTGGAAAGCTACATGGGAGACTGAGGTATGATGACGAAAAGCCGTTGATAGTGTATGGGCTTCTTGAGGGAGACCTGTCATTCCACAACTTGAAGAACATTGAAGACAGTGAGACATGGCAGCTTGCTCCACAGATAGGAGACTATTTCTCATTCCAGACATCTACTGGACTTTCAGAGCAGTGGGAAGTGAGCCAAGTGTATGACAGGAACTTGACTAAGTCTGGACTTAACCCACTGCTTGGAAAGTACGTCTACCAAGTGACAGCCGTCAAGAGAGTCGACTCGCATGAGCAGAACACTGAAGAGCTCAACTATAGAGAGCCTGGTGAAGACATCGAAGAGATTCTTGGCGACGTAAGCAAGCAAGAGAAGCCTGAATATTCTGACAACTTCACATATGAAAAGAAGAAAAACAAGCAGAACAAGCTTACTAACAAGCTTGCCAAGAACATATATGACTATGAAGACAAGTCTGACCAAGAGTATGGCGGTGTGCAGACTATGCCTAAAGCAAAATGAAAGCCCATAGCTTAAGCTATGGGCTTCAATTAGTCTAATGAAATTCAATTCTTTAGAAATTCATCTATTTCGGCGATTTCGCCGTCCATGTCATCGAACTCATCTTTGTTTGAGATCTTACGTCTGACTGACATCAAGTCCATCTTTACTTTGCCAATGAAGTCGGCTTTGTCTTTATCTGAAATCTCCGATGTGAATACACATTCATCATCCACGAAGTAGCTCATTCTCCAGCTTCCCATCTCAGTGTCAAGATAAGCGACGCATTTCACATACTGGCCAATCTGAAGCTCATATGTACCGTCTTCAATTGAGTTGAAGCCCGCATCAGCAAGCTCCTTAGAAAATGCAGCTTCAGTCTCAGTTATTACCTTCTGGTCTTCTGAAGACAGTCCTATCACATCATCATTCATCTCTACATTATCAAAGTGAGAATCGATGAACTTGCATTCCTCATCGAACTTCACATGGCTCATTCTGCATCCAGAGAAGTTCACAGAGAAGAATGTGCATTTGCTGAAGTCTACGCCCATTATAACAGCTTTTGCGAAACTGTCTTTTGTGAACTCACATTCACTGAACTCAGAATTGTATATCTTAGAGTCATTGAATACGCATTTAGCTATTATCGACTTCTCCAGCTTCACTCCTTCAAGCATCTTTCCAGAGAAGTCTTTCCTTATAAGCGTCAATGACACTCTATCTTCTGAAGACTTCTTGAAGTCTTCTATGTTTCCCGGCTTCACTCTATCCATTTTTGTCTCTATGATTGATCTTTATGACATTCTGGTTAGATGAGCCCTTCCACTTCAGTGAAATGTCTTTCTTCTCCTCGACAAATGGCCCATCGATAAGGACATCTACATAGTCCAATATCTCTTTCGTCGCCGGGTCATTCTTCAGCTCATCCATTGTGTACCCACTCCACATCCAAATGTCTTTCTTAGGGTACTTCTCTTTCACTTCTTTCGCAAAAGATATCACTTGCTTCCTATTGTCAGAGAGGATTGACATCGGCTCACCTCCTAGAAGTGAAAGTCCTTCACACCAGTCTTTGTCAAGCTCATCGAAGATCTTCTTCTTAGCTTCTTCATCGAATGGCTTTCCGTAGCATGGGTCTTGAGCTACTTTATTGAAGCATCCCTTGCAGTTTCTTCTGCATCCACTTACGAAAAGAGTCACTCTAAATCCAGTCCCATTCGCAATATCTGCTTTCAATATCTTAGCATAGTTCATTGAAATACGTCTTCTCTAGTTGTCACATACAAACTTATTTATTCCAAAAAAGTGGATCGTGTTTCCGCATTTTCTTATATAAAATAACCCATTTCACACAAAAAGATGGCATTTAGACGATCTTGTGCCATAGAATTTTTCTTAGCATTTTTCACCTTCTACTTCTATGTCTTTCACATGGTAGTCACGTCCCAGCTTAAGCCCATAGAATTCTTCATACAAGTAAGTCCTCTCCATGAAATGCTTATTCGAGTAGGTATAGTTGTGTGAGACATCGAAGACCAGTATCGACACTTTGTTCTGCCTTCGCAATCCACGTCCAATAGACTGTATTATCTTAGTGCAAGAGCTTTGGTTAGTCAAAATCATAATGCAGTTTATCCTAGAGATCGTCAAGCCCATAGAAAATGTCTTGCTCTGTGCGATAGTTATGTTGCCACCACTTTCATTCATCTTCTTAATGACTTCACGCCTTACATTTACATCTATAGACCCATCTATGAAGAACTTGTTGTCAAACTCAAGTGACTTATACAATAGCTTTCCTTGCTCCGTGAAGTCGAAAAGTATCAAGAAGTTCCAGTCAGGATGATCTTGGATGAGCTTTCTGCATATGTTTACTTCTATTCCAACCGTCTCTGGATGCGTACCAAGGAACATAGACTCTCTCTGGTAAGCTTTCTTCGCTGCAGTGTAAGAATCTTCTTGGACACCATTCTCATCAGTCTGAGCCTCTCTAAAAGAGACTCTATGCTTATGGATGAAGTGTATTGGATAGACTTTCACATTAGCCAAAATCTTGTCATTCTGAAGTCTTCTTATCTCGACTTCATCAAGCACAGGCCCGAAGACACCCTCTATCATCCATCTGTCTTTTGTGTCTTTCGGAAGAGTGCCTGTGCATCCAAACTTATGGTGTATTGGAATCTTCTTCATAAGCTTTGAGATCTCAGCGCCTTTCGTGCAAGTATGGCATTCATCCATGAACACCATGTCTGTCTCTGGAAGCTCGTCTCCATGAAGTAGAAGATACTGCGCATTAGATATATATATGTTCAGCTTATCTACTTCTACTTTAGAACCTTTCTTCGACATCGTCTTCGCTGTGAACATCTGAATGTGATACAAGCTGCCTAAGCCATATTCATTCAAGTCATCAAAGAACTGATACACAAGCTGGACATTGGGAACTAGAATAAGGACATTCTGTATCTTAAGATCTACTACATTCTGAAACACATTGTGTATCAAGCCGGCAATCACCAGCGACTTACCAGAACGAGTTGGAGAGATGATGACGCCTCTTCCATTGTCACAGAGCTTCTCAAGAAGCTCGAACTGGTAGTCTCTGTACTTGAATGTCTCATTCGGCACCTGGATGATGTCATCTATCCCAAGAGAAGGCTGCACTGCATCCAATAGCAGCTTGTCTACTTCATACTGGATTCCCAAGCTCTCACACTTCTTCATTATGCTTGAAGCCATCCCGATAGAGAACTGTCCAAGCGGTGTTATAGCATAAGAGAATGGCTGCATATAGTGGCTTGACTTGACGAACATCGCCGCAGTGTTCTCAGTCTTAAAGCACTCTCTTAGCATGTCGAAGTCTCTACGGCTGTCTTCATAGTCTATCTTGCCTGAGACTTCACTCTTGTACTTGAACTTTAGCATACCTTTATATATAATAAATAGGCTGCGCCTGTTTTTCAGACACAGCCTTGGAAGCTTCTCAGCTAATCGTCAGTTCTCTTCACTGCTAAAGCAGGTGTCATACATGTACTCATTCAAGTACTCTTCTTCTACTAGCATGTCATACTTGAACTTACTGAATATCCTGTAGTCTATGACATTCCAGTCTGCTGTGCCAGCGACTAGCTTCGTAAGTGAAGCATTGAACTTAATGCTGAATGTTCCGGCTACCGGAGCATTCTCGTACCCAGTGAAGTTGCTTGGGTCGAATGAATACTGAATCGCAGTCTTCACCTCTCCTCCTACGCTGCCACTTACAGAAGAGATGTATGGCTGGAAGTCCAAGCCGTCTTTCGCAAGCTTAGGCTCTCTCTTGAAGCTAGTAGTTCCGAACCCAAAATGCCTTATGAATGTCCCTAATGTCTCATCTCCAAGAAACCCTCTTACGGTCTTCACACCACAGATCTTAGTAGACAAGTTGACTTCATAGCACTCGACAGTCTTCGCATTCATCATCAGCCAAGCTTTCTTAAAGCGCTTGACATAGTTTTCATCAGCTTTAGACAAGTCGAAGCGGTCCATCTTGCTTTCATCTGTTATTCTGGTGACATCACCATTCCCACCAAAGACTCCGCCATCTACGACCATTGGAATCTTCCAGAGGGTCTTCTTGTCACCGCTTCTCTGGACATACAGCCATGACGGATAGCCTTTTCCAAAGCTCTCCTGACATGGATAGCAGCACACTGTGACCAGAATCCCTTTCAATGACTCAGACTTAAGCTGCCAAGTCTTCTCATAGACACCATCTACCTTCTTCAGCTCCATCTTTGGGACTTTTATCGAAGCCTGGTAGTTGAATGCTTGGTATTCAGCGAAAGCACTCAATGAAAAAGCGAAAAATGCCAAAAAAACTGAAAATAGACTCTTCATAGTCGTTCTCCCATCACTTATGCTGTTGAATCTATTTATGCAGAATGAGGCGATGTGCCATAAAGTCTCTTAAAAAATATTGTTCCACGAACTTAAGTCAAATCTGCTCAAGCTTAAGCACATCTATCGAATTCTTAATGTCGAACCCGAACTGTGATATTATCTGCTTCGCTTCCCCAATGAACCTTATGATGTCATCTTGCTCTTCCAACTCAGCCTTCTTCGCCAAGTACTGAGGTGATGACTTCAGTATCTTGTCAGCCTCTATCTTTATCATACTCTCACTAATCGTCTGGCTGACTACTGCATTCTTCTTCTTCTCAAAAAGCTTCTGAGCGATCTTCAGCTTCAAGCCATCCAGCTCAGCTGTCATCTTCTCTCTATACTTCTTCTCTTCATACTCATACCTGCACCACTTCGCAGCCAATGCAGGCCTTAGAAGAGTCTTGTCATGGATGTTAGTCTCATTCAAAGTGACATCAGCATCAAACTCTTTCATATAAGCTTCAATTCTAGCTGAAAGAATCCCTTTCACATGGCTTCTGTCGAATGTGCTTTCTTGCATCTATGTCTCCTTTTCTTCTTACTCCTGTTGTTAAGCACTTCAATGAACGTCTCAACGAATGAGCTCATAGTGTAAGCCCAGCATTCAGTAGTAGCGATGTTCATTGGGCATTCACAGACAGCTGAAATGCAAGTAAGTAGATGAAAGACCTCATGCGCTACAATGCCGACGTGGAATGGATCGAACTTCCAGTCATTGATGCAGACTACAGCTGTCATATGCTCATCATCATGCAGACAGCATGGTGCTTTGTCGGAGCCGCTCTTAATGAAGCTTGACCCATGATGAGAGTTGTAGTAGTCTACCACATCATCAATCTTTTCGCCGCCGTCACAGACACACAGAAAAACTCTCCATGTCCAGTAGTTCGGCATCTGGTAGCTTGAAATCATCTCATCATACTTAGACTAACCCGTTGATAATATCTATTCATTTTCTTCTTAAGTCTACTCTTCTAGAAACTCGTCATAAATGTCCTGCTTGATCTTAGGAAGCTCTTCCGGCTCCCATCTAAGAAGTCTCCATAGAAATGTTAGATTGTCTTTAAGAAGTCTTGAAGTGCTGAAACTTTCATACTTCTTCCATAGCTCATCAGAGTCATTCGCTATAGCTGCATCACTGAAAATCTTATCTAAGAACTTCTTTCTAATAGAGAAAGTGTCATCTTCAGAAGTAGACATTGCTTGCATATGATCATAGAGGCCAAGCAATGCATTAATCAAGCTTATAGTCCATGTCTTTGTCTCATTAGTATTGCCAAGTATGTGAAGCATCATAGGTGAACAGCTTTCATCATCTCCATTGATGCTTTCTATCATATGAACAAGTTCATGCTCAACTGCTTCTTCACATGACTTAAGTGAATCAATGTAGTCAGAATTTAGCACTATGACATGGCCATTTGAATATGTACCATATACTCCCTTCTGTCCGTCGAATTCATAGAATAGTCTTTCAATGTCATCATCATTGAACATATTAGATAGATTCTTCTTCCATGACTCAATGTCATAGGGAAGACAGATTAATGCCAGATAGCATCCAAGCTGTTCATTCATCTTATCCCAGTCTATATTGCATCTACTGATGTTTTCACTGCTTTTCATTAGCTTCATCAGTCTTGGAAATGCATATTCTCTAGCTAATTCCCAATTGCTTTCATAACAGTCCTTGACTAATGCACTTAACAGGTCTTTTGGAATTGGAAAGACCATTGAGTTCATTTCAAGTATAAGACTTGTGCTAGATGTCAGATTGAACCATTCATGCTTACAACGGCCAGGATTTTTCAGCCATGACTCTTTCTGTAGTCTAAACCAAATCTTCTTATATGCATCTTCAAATCTATTCATTAGATGTATGCTATGTTGAAAAATCTCATTGAACCGCTACTTCAATGAGACTAAACAATTTTAATTAGTTGCTGTAATTGATTTGAAAATGAATTTATTGTACATAAATCTATAAAATAGATAAATTTCAAAGGTTAATTAAAATATAAATTTATTTTAAATGATTAACACTTTTGGTGATACAACATCGCCTCTATCTCGTAAGCTCAGAATTTGAGCATCTGAGAATCCATTTTTCTTTCTAAGAATTCCAATTGCACCGTTGATGTCAGCATTCAATGTTTTTCCAGTTGAAGACTTAAACAAGCCTCTTTTAGTTCTTCTACCAAGATACTGTTCATGATGCTTCATCTCTTCATTAGCTAGATGATCACATTTAGATGTGTATGACTCTTCAACTATGCTTACATCTATTCCTTGGAGTTTACCTTTATACTGGATTATTGAAATCAGCTTATTGTACGGAATGCAGACAAAATTCTGATTGTTGTCTTTCTTCATATTGCATTTCTGCTTCCAATTGCTATTATGTCCAATCACAAT